TCGAGCAAAAGGGCCTTTGTTTAAGTGTTTGACCAGTGGATCAATGCAAAACACCACTGGCAATCGCGCTTTGCGGCAGAAGTTAGCCGCGACGAAGAAAGGCATCGAGAATTTCCTGACCGGAAGTCTTCTCGAGGTTCGACCGATGTCGATCGCGAAACTCCAGGGCCTCAGACCAAAGGTTTCGACGGTTGACGAATGGCTGTCAGGTGATCTTCGTGAAGATGTAATCGGTGCTCTTGAGCAGGGCGCTTCGAAACTTGATGACTACTTGATCATTGCCATCAGTTCCGAAGGCACAGTGCGCAATGGGTCTGGTGACACAATCAAGCTTGAACTCCAGGAGATTTTGAAGGGCGAGTACTCTGCTCCTCATATTTCTATCTGGCACTACAAGCTTGATGAGCTCACTGAAGTCGCCGATCCAAACATGTGGGTTAAAGCCCAACCCAACATTGGTCGAACCGTCACCTACGAGACGTACCAATTGGATGTCGAACGAGCGGAGAAAGCACCAGCCGCACGAAACGATATTTTGGCGAAGCGGTTCGGTATCCCCATGGAGGGGTATACCTACTTCTTCACCTACGAGGAAACGATTCCACATCCGCGACGTGATTTCTGGGATCTTCCTTGCTCTCTCGGTGCGGACTTGTCGCAGGGTGACGACTTCTGTGCGTTTACGTTCCTCTTCCCGCTCGCGCGCGGGAAGTTCGGCATCAAGACTCGAAGTTATATTTCGTCGTTGACACTCCGGCAACTTCCTGGAGCATTGCGTTTCAAGTACGAAGAGTTCAGACGAGAAGGAAGTCTGCACGTTCTCGAGGGAAACATCCTCGACATGATGGAGGTCTACGACGACCTCGAACAGCATATTCTCACTATGAGATACGACGTTCGCACGTTTGGGTATGACCCCTACAACGCGAAAGAGTTCGTCACTCGATGGGAACAAGAGAACGGCCCGTACGGAATCGAGAAGGTCATTCAGGGAGCTCGAACGGAATCCGTTCCGCTCGGCGAACTGAAGAAGTTGAGCGAAGAACGCGTTCTCATTTTTGACGAAGGGCTCATGTCTTTCACTATGGGTAACGCGATTACGCTCGAGGACACTAACGGTAACCGTAAGCTGTTCAAAAAGAGAACCGAAGAAAAGATCGACAACGTGGCGGCTCTCATGGACGCCTACGTGGCCTACAAACTCAACAAGGAGGCGTTCGAGTGACGGGAGGAGGTACACATGGGCCTTAGGGACCGGCTGGCGCATGCCTGGAATGTCTTTTTCAATCTGGATAAAGTCCAACCGTTCGATTCGGTGGCCTCCTATGGCGTTCGGCCGGATAGGACCCGTCTCCGGTATACGAACGAGAAGACGATTTTCACGTCGATTCTCAATCGTATCGCAACCGATGTCTCCGGCTTGAAGATGAGGCACGTCAAGCTCGATGACAAGGGTCGTTTCGACTCCGAAATCCCGAGTGGTTTGAACGCCTGTTTGACGTTGGAAGCGAACATCGATCAAGCTGCTCGAGCGTTTCGTCAAGATCTGGTCATGACGCTCTTCGACAAGGGCGTTGCCGCGATCGTGCCGATCGATACCACACTCAATCCGAATCTGACCAGCGCGTGGGATATTCTGACGATGCGAGTGGGTGAAATCGTTCGATGGGGTCCCGAGAACGTTCGGGTACTTCTGTATAACGAGAAAACGGGGCTGCGCGAAGAGGTGACCGTCTCCAAGCGGTACGCCGCAATCGTGGAAAACCCGTTGTACTCGGTCATGAATGAGCCGAACTCCACTCTTCAACGGCTGATCAAGAAGCTCGCGCTTCTTGACGTTGTAGACGAGCAGTCAAGCTCCGGCAAGCTGGATCTAATCATTCAGTTGCCGTACACGATCAAGTCGGAAGCTCGCCGGCAGCAAGCCGATCAACGTCGTAAAGATCTGGAATTCCAACTCAAGGGAAGTCAGTATGGTATCGCATATACTGACGGAACCGAGAAGGTTGTTCAGCTCAATCGAGCGTCTGAAAACAATCTGATGGCGCAAGTCGAATATTTGACCCAATTGCTATACTCGCAGTTGGGTATCACCAAGGAAGTCATGGATGGAACCGCGACCGAAATGGTGATGCGGAACTATCAGAATCGGACCATCACTCCAATCGCCGATGCGATTGTCGAAGCGATGCGTCGAACGTTCTTGACCAAGACAGCACGTACTCAAGGTCAGAGCGTGATGTATTTCGTGGACTACTTCGCGCTTGTTCCTGTCGAGCAGTTGGCGGAGATGGTCGACAAGTTGGTTCGTAACCAAGTCGCGACACCGAACGAAATGCGCGGCGTTCTCGGTTGGGCGCCGTCGAAGGACAAGGGGGCTGACAAGCTCGTCAACCCCAACATGCCCATAGCCAAGACGGCAGTAGGGCAGCAAGGTCAACCGCAGCAATCTCCAGAACTTCCTCCGCAACAACCGCGTTTGGCGATAGCACAGCGCCTTCCGCAACCGCCATCTCAACCTCAGCCTCGAGCGTGATCGCTCTACATCGAGCATGAAAGGAGACCGTAGGTGACTTCGACTTTGGTGGAACCCGATTTCACGGGTTACGCGACGAAGTTCGGTCTCAGGTGCACGGACGGGCGAACCATCACGCCCGATGCGTTCAAGCACATGGACGGCCAGCAGATCCCGTTGGTGTGGCAGCACCAGCACAACAGCCCCGAAAACATTCTGGGGCATGCGATTCTCGCGCATCGCGAAGACGGCACGCACGCCGCAGGATTCTTCAACGACACCAAGGCTGCCGCGGCTGCCAAGGCTCTTGTCCTGCACAAGGACGTGGACTCGCTGTCGATCTACGCCAATCAGTTGGTCGAGAAGAACAAGGTCGTGCTGCACGGCCAGCTGATCGAGGTCAGTCTCGTGATGAAGGGCGCCAATCCGGGCGCCAAGATCGATCACGTGCGAATCGCGCACAGCGACGGCGACATCGAAGAACTGGACGACGAGGCCATCATCCACTCGGGTGAGCGAATCGAGCTGGTGGTTGAGCATGCAGCGGGCATGACGTACCAGGACGTCTACGACACGCTCGACGATCAGCAGAAGGCTCTCGTCGAGTACATGCTGGCTCAGGCGCTGGGTACGGCGCAGCAGTCCGCTGACGACGGCAAGCACGCGTCGACCGAAGACAAGGACGCCGGGGACAACGGCGACAACAAGGACACGACGACCGAGGACAAGGACGCGGTCGTCCAGCACAGCGACAAGGACGGGAAGATGACGCGCAACGTCTTCGAGCAGAACGACAAGCAGAACGGCGGGGACGTCCAGCGCGGCGGAACCCTCACTCACGCTCAGATGCAGGAGCTGTCGACCGCGGTCTTCGGTGACATGAAGCGCGGCGTCAACTTCAAGGACGCCGTTCTCGCGCACGTCGACCAGTACGGCATCACCAACATCGACGTCCTGTTCCCGAACGCCCAGAACATCACGGACAAGCCGGAGTGGATCACCCGGCGCATGGGCTGGGTCGAGCCGTTCCTGGGCGCGATGCGAGCCTTGCCGTTCTCGCGCATCCGGTCCGTGTCGGCCGACCTGACCTACGACGACGCGCGTGCCAAGGGCTACATCAAGGCCAACGTGAAGAAGGAGCAATTCTTCGCGGTCGCCGCTCGTGTCACCACGCCGAAGACGATCTACAAGAAGCAGAAGCTCGACCGCGACGACATCATCGACATCACCGATTTCGATGTCGTCGCGTGGCTCTGGCAGGAGATGCGTTTCATGCTCCGCGAGGAGATCGCGCGAGCCATCCTCGTGTCCGACGGCCGGGAGGTCGACGATGTGGACAAGATCACCGAGGACAACATCCGCCCGATCGCGTTCGACGACCCGTTCTACACGGATGTCGTCACGGTCCCGGCGAGCGCCAGTGGCAACGATCTCATCGAGGCCGTTCTGCGCGCCCGCTCGAACTACCACGGCACCAACCCGACCGCCTACATGACCACTGCGGTCATGATGGACATGCTGCTGGCGAAGGACTCATTGCTGCGGCGGTACTACCAGACCAAGGCCGATCTGGCCAGCGCTCTGGCGGTCAACGAGATCGTCGAGGTCCCTGTCATGGAGGGCGTCGAGCGTGACGGCGCCGAGGTCCTTATGGTGCTGGTCAACCCGTCCGACTACGCCGTCGGCTCGACGCGCGGCGGCGAGATCAGCACGTTCGACATGTTCGACATCGACGTGAACCAGCACAAGTACCTGATCGAGGGTCGCATGTCGGGCGCCCTGACTGCCTACAAGACGGCCCAGGTCGTTCTCCGTGGCTCCGGCACGCTGGCCACGCCGACCGTCCCGACGTTCAACGACAGCACGGGTGTGATCACCATCCCGACCGTCACCGGCGTCACCTACAAGACGCAGGCCACTGGTCCGCTGGGCGCTGCCGGCACCACGCTGTCCGCGGGCGCGCAGACCGCCCTGACCTCCGGGCAGACTCAGTCGATCGTGGCCGTCCCGAACACCGGCTACTACTTCCCGCACAACTTCGATGCCGACTGGTCGTTCACCAAGTCGTAACGGAGGGGCCGAATGGCGCGGTTCTACGGAAAAGTCGGGTTCGGTCAGACGCAGAATCAAGGGAATGGAGTACATACCGACGTCGTCCAGTATCGCAACTATTACGGCGACGTTCGGATCAACTCCCGGATGACGATGGCCGATCAGAAAGTCAACAGTGATCTGACGACGTCGAATTCCATCTCGATTGTGGCTGATTCGCACGCGAACGAGCATTACTCTGCCATTCGGTATGTGGAGTGGGCGGGGTCTCTCTGGGAGGTCATCGACGTGACTGTGGAGAGTCCCCGCCTTCTGCTCAGGCTGGGAGGTTTGTACAATGGCTCCGCGGGAACAGCTGCAGTCTAAGCTGGAAACCATCATTTCCAATGTATATTTCCAGCCCCCGACCAATGTGCAGATGATGTATCCGTGCATCGTGTACGAGCGGGCGCGTGCATACACGGAATACGCGGACAATGAGCCGTGTCAAGTCGTCAAGCAGTATCAATTGACGATGATCAGCAGAGATCCCGATGAAACAGCATGGGATGCAATCGCAAAACTGCCCATGTCTACACACGAACGGTTCTACGTCGCTGACAACTTGAACCACGATGTGTTCAACATCTACTTCTGAGAGGATGTACCACGCATGACCAAGCTCTCGTGGGATGACACCGGTCAGCGCACGTACGAAACCGGCGTGTCGCAGGGTGTTCTGTACCAGATCGACAACACCGGCGCCTACGTCGACGGTGTGGCCTGGAACGGCCTGACCACCGTCACCGAGAAGCCGGCGGGTGCCGATTCGAACCCGCAGTACGCCGACAACATCAAGTACCTGAACCTGATCGCGACCGAAACCTTCGGCGGGACGATCGAGGCTTTCACGTACCCGATCGAGTTCGAGCAGAACGACGGAACTGCGTCGCCGACTCCTGGCGTCGCGGTCGGGCAGCAGCCGCGGAAGCCGTTCGGGTTCTGCTTCAAGTCGCTCAAGGGCAACGACGTCGAGGGCAACTCGCACGGCTACAAGCTGCATCTGATCTGGAATGCGCTGGCGGCGCCGTCCGAGAAGGCGTACGCCACGGTGAACGATTCGCCGTCGCCGATCGCGTTCTCGTGGGACATCTCGACGACTCCGACCGCGGTCGGAACGGTTCTGTCGGTCACGTACGCTCCGACGGCCAGCATGACGATCGACAGCACGAAGGTCGACCCGACGAAGCTGGCGACGCTCGAGGGCTACCTGTACGGCACCGTGTCGGACGATCCGACCATGCCCTCGCCCGCTCAGGTCATCACGATCATGGCGGGCACGCTGACGACGGCGACTCCGACGGCGCCCACGTACGATTCCGGGACGGACATCATCACCATCCCGTCCGTCACCGGTGTCGAGTACTACATCGACGGCGACCTGGTGCCGGCCGGATCGTTCGGTCCGATCACGTCGAACAAGCTGGTCAAGGCCAAGCCGGCCACGGGCTACAAGTTCCCGCCGGAGCAGCAGACCGAATGGGAGATCATCTTCGCTTAACGAGGCAGGAGACAAGGAATGCTCGAGATTGATGTCGCACTGGAAGAGTCGTACGACGAGGAAACGCAAAAGTTCGTCGTCTCGAAATCGTTCCGAGTCAAACTTGAGCATTCCTTGGTCTCCGTGTCAAAATGGGAGTCTCTGTGGAAAGTTCCCTTTCTCGATAAGAAAGAGAAGACGCCGCAGCAGACTCTGTCGTACGTGAAATACATGATTCTTCAGGATGAATTGCCTCCGGACGTTTTCTTCAAACTCGTTCAAAACCATCTCGAAGAAATTCGGGCGTACATCTCTGACGAGATGACCGCGACGAAGCTCCGATCTGAATCAAATGCACAGACGTACGAAATAATCACGGCTGAGCTCATCTATTATTGGATGATCTCAATGGGCATACCCGTGGAGTTCCAGCATTGGCATCTGAACAGATTGATCACCTTGATTCGGACGATCAATCTGAAGAATACGCCAGCTAAGAAGATGACCAACGCCGATAGAAGAGCACTCAACAGACGACGTCTGGCCGAATACAACACCAGAGGGTGAGGAGGTGCGATGACAAGATTGGATTGGAGTAAGGTCGGCGGCCATTATTACGAAGCCGGAATCGATCGTGGCGTGCTATTCGTCGGCAGTGCTCCGGGAGTTCCGTGGATCGGTTTGGTCAGTGTAAGTCAAAACAACTCTGGTGGAGGATCCTCGCCGAGGTATCTTGACGGAGTAAAGATCAGTAATCGATCATCCCCTGAGGAATTCGAGGGTACGATCGAGGCTTTCACGTACCCGACTGAGTTCGAACAATGCGACGGAACGTATCGCACCGACAACGGCCTTCGTGTCACGCAACAGCGTCGCAAATCTTTTAACATGGTGTTTCGATCGAAAATAGGTAACGAAATTCAAGGGTTGGATCTCGGTTACAAGATTCATCTCTTGTATAACTTGATTGCCGAGCCCAGTAATAAAGGCTACCAGACACTGAAGGATCAGATAGACCCCCAGACTTTCAGTTGGAAGGTGACCTCTCGTGCTGTCGCGGTTGAGGGCTATCGCCCGTCAGCTCATTACGTTGTGGATTCTCGGGACGTCCCTGCACCACTTCTCTCCAGCCTCGAGGATCTTCTGTACGGAACCGATGACACTGATCCATCAATTCCCGCACCTGGCGAGTTGTTCTTCATGTTCGATTCGTATCTCGACACAGTCTACGACGCGGGAACGCCCTACACCCCAGTCTTCGTGATATACGACGCAGGTGATACAGCTACGGCGGTCACCGCAACCATTGATGGAGGTGCTCTGTAATGGCAGACGGCACACGGATGCAGCAACGACGGGGCACCGAAGCGCAATGGGTGACGTCGGACTACGTTCTGGCCGATGGCGAGATCGGTTTCTCGCGAGACACGAACACGGCCAAGATCGGTAACGGGACGACTGCGTGGGTCGATCTTCCGGTTCTTTTCGAGACGGAATTTCTGGCGCTCCATGGAACCGCAGACAATGCCGCACTTCTCGGTGGTGTGAGCGCTGCGAATTACATCAAAGTCACCGACACTGATACCGCGGCGACCGCGAACAAGGTCGTCGAACGAACGGGCACCGGCACTGTCAAGGGTGCAACCGCGACAGCGTCGGACGATCTCGTGCAGAAGGCACAACTTGACGCGGCGGCTCTCCGGCTCGTGTCACGAACGGTCACCGCGGCTGCAACGCTGGCTCTGACCGATCAGTCTCAGCAGGTTTTCGTCAATCATTCCTCGCTGACCGCTCAGGTTGTCGTCACAGTTCCTCCGAATTCCTCCGTGGCTTTCCCGATCGGCGCCCAAATCGACGTAGTGGCCATCGGAGCAGGCGGCGCCAAGATTTCCCCCGGATCTGGTGTCACACTCAATGGATCTTCGAACGCTTTTCCCGGTTACGGTTGCGTCCGGCTCATCAAGACGGCGACTGATACCTGGTATGGGCTTTCGATCAACTCCGGCAAGCGATTGGCGAAGATCCGTGCGATTCGCACGGGTACTTCCGGTGTGTACACCAACACGGCGTACAACTGCATTCCGTGGAACTCGATCGATTCCACCGTCGATTTCTACAACCCCGACAACGAGTGGTTCAGTGTTCCGGGAACAGGTCTGTCGACGGCGCGGCGCATTATCGTCAACAAGGATGGCGAATATCTCGTCGAGACGAACTTGATCACTGACTACGCGTCGACGGCGTGGGGCAATCTGCTCATCGCCAAGATGACAACCGATAACTCCCTCACGGGAGCGCGATATTTGCATAGCGTACCCATCTTCGACGTCGCAGGATCGTCGATTCGTGCTCGATTCGCGGCCGG